CTTCTGAACACTTCATGGCATCAAACCAAGTGCGACTTAACGCCATTCTTGTAGCTTGTATGCCGTCTTGTAATGACAGATTAGGTACGATTTTAAACAAATTTCCGCTTTTTAGGGGCAATTTATCCATTAATTGTTCAATTATTGACTTTCCACCGCTTGCTAAAGTTTTAGCTCGTGCATCGTGTGGTAGCCAATGTGTGCCATATTCGTATGGTCGTTCTTTAATTTGGTTAGCGTAATAGACAATCGGTTGCCCATGAGCTTCGTGGTAATCCAATACCCGTATCTCTCCATGCACCACCTGATACCACCAAATAGCCGTAGCATCGTTAAAGCCCAAGTCCCAAGCCGTATGCACAGGAAACATGGTGTCGCACTCAACCTTGTCAATACGCCCTGCATCGGTCAGCAGTCGCATCTCTGTGCCATATATAGCCCCAATGATGGCAGCTTCAAAGCTACATTCAAACTCTTGTTGGTATTGGTCAATAGACATAGACTTTAGAGCATCGTCTAATTCATCTTGTAAGATTAATTGTGTCTGACTAGCCCGTAATACAGAGCTATACCATTCATTCTTATTAATCGTGGCGTACTGGTATATGTCGTAAAAGGTATTGTGACCCTTTGGCGTACCAATAAAGGTAGCCCAACCTTGTCTATCAGCCAATAAAGGTCGAATTACCTCGCCCCATATTTTTGGCTTCATATCGGCATATTCGTCTAGGACTACGCCATCTAGGTATAAACCCCGCAAAGCATCAGGATTGTCTGCACCAAATAGACGAATTCTAGCCCCGTTGAATAACTCCACCCACAACTCTGAGATATTGTGCTTAACCCTAGCAGGCTCACTAAACTGCATAAGGTAATCAAAAGCAATAGACTTAGCTTGAGCATAGTACGGGGCAATGTAGGCATATCGGGCATTTTCCTTAGTTTCGGTCAAAGCTCGCCAAAGAATATCGTTAATACAGGCTACAGTCTTGCCAGCCCTTCGGTGAGCAATAATTACAGCCCATCGTTGGGTTCTATCGTGGAAGTCTAGGAATACATCTCTTGGCTTATAAAGCTCAATGTTTACATCACAATAATCGAGCATTTTTCAATATTGGCTCAAATATTTCATTACATTTCTTTTTGGCTATTAAGTAATCAATATGAATTACGCCAACAGCACCAAGACAAGATTCTTGATTGTTATTAATCAAATATTCCATTGATTTGCCACACCATTTACAAAAATAAAAGGTTGGTGTTATTGAATGATTTATTTTTTCCATGTAACCACATAACGAATGGGTTTATCCTCGCTACCAGTATGCTCAGTACGGGCTAGTTTAGGTACATGGTATTCAGCCACTTGCATAAAGCAGTCAAATGCGTGTTTAGGGCCGTATTTAGGGTCATCAGCAATGGCTTCTAGCCACTCTTGTAACTTATGGCTATTACCATCAACAAACCGTGCTATGGCTTCTCTAGCCAATGCGGTGGATTTGTTAGGACTACCAGCAGGTCTGCCAGCACCCTTAATATTTCTTAATTGTTTATTTTCCATACTACCTCAAGTGATTGATTTAGTTAGGGTAAATTCTAATACTAAAACTAAGTTTATGCCATCTGTTTAACAAATTGGTTAAAGTGCTTTGATAACTCCGCTTTACGCTTCATACGCTTATCTTCGTTCTTTTCTAGCGTGGTCTGTTTGTGCGGTTGCAACAAAGAGTTTTCAGGTTTAATCTTTTCTTTTTTAAACATACTATTTCCTCATAAAGTCGGGTGGTACGGAAAAATAGCGGTCACCGAACTTCATTACTTGATAACCTCTATCTTGTTCGCCTTGTACGCCCATTTGAAATGTAGGGTGTGCCGCACCTTTTAGCATCATGTAAGAGTTTTCGGGCAATCCATAATCCATGCGGTATTGCATAGGTGTCGGGGCTACTGACCCCCAATGTCCTTTATTCTCACCGCCTTCTTTCTGTGGTTGCATACCAGCAGCCATAGCAGTTGTATAGTCGTAATCAGCCCCATGCGGGTCAAAGAGTCTAAGCATGGCGGCTAACTTTTGGTTGACCATTACATATCCTTCATCTTATCGGTAAGCATTTGTTTTCTAATCTTTTTGGGCGGTTTTGCAGTCTTAGCCGACTCAATAAAGTCTTGCTTGCTAGGGGCATCTTTGCTACCAACCTTGTTCATTTTTTCACCTGAACCAGCTTTGATTCGCTCACGCTTGGCGTGAATTGCAGCATATAGACCATGTTTCATTTGTAAGCTCCTACTGCTAATTTAAGTTCATCATCGCCTAAAAACTTGGCTACGGATTGGCAAAGCATATAAAAATCTTCATAACTAAAGTTAGATTTCATGCGATTAATAGCTTGGCATACCAATATTGTATTTTCTTTTGTGTAGCCAATCTTGCTATCAATACGCTCGATTGAAACAGTATTGAGCTTGCCAGCTTCTAGGGTCATTTCTAAGCCTGAATAAGGGCAAATTTTGTCTTGCTTATGCCAAAATTCTACTATGTCATTGATTTCTAAAGAAAACTCTTGATTTCGTTTTTTTGCACTTTTTTGTGCATTGCATAAAAATACTTTGGCTCTAGTTTCAATTTTAGAATTTTGCTTTTGACGGCTTTTAGCATTGCCTTTTTTACAACAAGCCTTACACCAACTATGCAGTCCATCAGGGGTTTGGCTATGCTTAAAAAACAAAAAGCGTTCTTTGGTTTCTTTACAACAAAAACAAGTTTTCATTAGCAACTCCATCTCGCTCTTGCTGCTTTTCCTCGTTCCCCAGTCCAGCCTTTTGACCTTGCACAGAAACTATCATGGCGTGGCCCACTAGCTTGGGGGGCTTGTAAATTTGCTTTGTTCTTGCGGTTATAAGCAGCTCTGCCTTTTGCCGTCATACCTGCACCTTCTTCAACCGATAGGTAATTACGACCTTTGCCTTTAGTAGTCTTAGGTATTGGCTTATCGTGCTTATCCATTGCAGCACGAATTTGGTCTTGTCGGCTCATATTTCAAGAATTTTCAAGATTTTTCTTGAATGTACCGAGCATAAGCATCTTCTAGCTTAGACTTACGGCTACCTTTGGCGTTTTCCCGTTGGACTGACAATGCAATCGCTACGGCTTGTTTCTTAGGCTTGCCACTTTTCATCTCGGCTTTGATGTTTTTACCGACTGCTTCCTTACTACCTGATTTCATTAATGGCATGATTTATCCTTTTATTTCAAGAACTTGAGTTTATAAGTTGTGGTGTTAATCAGGTCTGCAATCTCATCAATCAGGTTTTTCAGTTCGCTATCTTGGGGTAAGTCTTGGCGAGCATCGGCTACAAAGTTTTGTAGGGATTCTAAGTATTTAACTGGGTCTTTGGGTTGGTGGTACACGCTTGGAAATGCGGTAAATTTGCCATATTTGCCCATGTAGGCTTCTGCAAAGGCATCGGTCAAATCCACAATGCCATCGTAATATTCGCCTAAAGCAATGTGCTTAGAATAAGAGTCGGTACTCCAATGGAAAAAATGCGTGTTAGTCGCAGAATGTAGTAATGTTGCTACGAATAAAGCACAATTTTCCATACAAACTCCTTGTTTTTATTGATTATAGTCGTGTTTTGGGATTAATCCAATCACTCTTAATGCAGATTCAGGGCTATCTACTCGGCTTAATGGCCCACCTTTCCATTTAGCAATGAACTTTAATTGTTCTGCGGTGAATTTAGCTTTAGCGTCACGCTTGACTTCCATCAAGATAGTTTCACCATTAAAAGTTACCAGTAAATCGGGGATTCCTTTGCCGACTTTTGATAAGTCGTACACATCAGCACCAGCTTCTCGTAGAGTTTTAACGATTTCGGCTTGATTTGCGTCAGTTCTTCTTGCGTATGCCATTGTTTTTTAACAGTAATCGGTTAATATATGCTAACTTTATCACGATTAGGGTCTTGTATGGCTAAAAATCAGTATGGTGATTACATTAGTGATGACGAATTTATAGAGAAATGGCGAGCATATCCTAGCCCTACAGCATTAGCAGAACATTTAGGTATCGGTGTTCGTGCCGTTATGAATCGTAGGCGTTCAGTAGAAATTAGGCAGAACATAGAACTTGTAACCGACCTTAGTTATAAACAAGAAAAAAGCAAAGATTATATTGAGAGAGCTAGGGCTGACAAGGCAAAACGCCAAGAATTACTGCAAGAACGATTAGATGCCACCACCCATAGCGTTAGACGGGGTATGGAATTAGAAAAAGGTCGAGTCATCATCTTTTCGGATGCCCACTTTACTGACCACACTACGACAGGGTTTAAGGCATTAATTAAATTTATTGAGCATTTCAAGCCCAAAGCCATTATCTGTAACGGAGATGCGTTTGACGGGGCTGTATTGAGTCGATTCCCAAAGATAAATTTTGACCGCCAACCTAGCGTGTTAGACGAATTAAACTACTGTAAAACGCATTTAGATGCCATTGAAAAGGTTAGACCTGCGGGCTGTCGGTTGATTTGGACTCTAGGTAATCACGATATGCGTTATGAGTCGGCTTTGGTGGCTCGTGCCCCTGAGTTTTCGGGGGTGGATGGGTTTAACTTAAAGTACCATTTTCCCCATTGGGAAACCTGTTGGTCGTTTTGGGTTAATGAGGATACTGTAATTAAACACAGGCATAAGGGCGGTAGGTACGCAGGCTATAACAATGTCCAAGCCAGTTTTAGTAATATCTTTACTGGGCATACCCATGTCTTGACTCTAAGCCCTATATCGACCTTTGACCAAAAGACCTACTGGGGTGTGCAAACAGGCACACTAGCCGACATCAATGCGGATAGCTTTAGCTATACAGAAGATAACGCAAAGGATTGGCGACAAGGGTTTGTCATGGCATCTTGGGAACGAGGTCGGTTGTTAATGCCTGAGATGATTCAGGTTTGCGGAGATGACGAGGTAGAGTTTCGTGGTGAAATATTAGAAGTATGAAGATTACGCCTGAAATCTTATCTAATTTATACGGGTCATTTTGCTGTGCTTACCCATTCAGTAAGTGGGATATGCCTTTGCCCCAAGAGGTGAAATTTGAGATAACGCAAGATGTAGATGCGATGGGAACTTATTTGCTAGACACAGAAGAAGATTACCAACACTACATCACCATTTCGGCTGCTAGGTGTGCGTTTTGGGACACTATTTGTAGGACATTGGCCCATGAATGCGTCCATATGAGTTTTTATCGTCAAAAGGGCGATAAATGGATGTCACATGGCAAAGAATTTCGTAGGCGTTGCCGTATGGTAGCTGAAGAATTTGGCTTTGACCCCTTAGAGTTGTAACCTAGCCTTGACTATACCTAGTAAGGTATCGAACTCAACTTTGTGGTATCTCTCAAAAGCTTTTGCTCCGAGTCCATGCACACCTGTAGCACCTCTGTGATGCTCGGTACATAAGGGGAGTATTGGTGCTTCTGACCGCTTTCCACCGAATCGTCTGACATGGTGAAGCTCTGCGGGGGTGTCATGGTAGCCCAAGTGGTAGCATAAGACGCAACCAAGTCTTGCAATATCGTCATGGCGTTTTTTTTCCTTTTTGTTCATTAGCGTAGTCGTACCACATTAGATAGAAAGCCTTAAATTCGTCAACCCCGTTGCCTAGTTTAGTGCATCCAAAGGGTTGGACTTGCCAAAAGTTTTCTATAACTAACTGGTCATCTGTGTTGCCTTGCACAATAACGACTGTAAAGTTAGGTGTTTTAGCAAAGGCTTGCAATAGGCGTTTTTGACCATCGCTAACCTTTTCATTGGGGCGTTTCCACTCCATCACCAAAAACTTACCATTACGCTCTGCAATCCCATCTATGTTACTGGGGCAGAAGTTTTGGTTAGTAGGTATTAAGCCTTTGAACGCACCATAGTCAATGTGAGTCGCATAGGCATTACGCATTATCTTATTGAATGTTTGCATCTTTTTGCAGTACATCCTCTAGTTCTTGGGCATAGTCAGTTATATCGCAGCTTAGTAAATAGGCTTCGGTATGGTCATTTTTAAGTTTAAGTTCATGCACCCGTTTAATGGTGTGGGTTAGGTCTAGGAATACTTCTGCAAATCCTCTCATCGGGTCAACCTTTCTATATTTCTGTCATTAGCTTGTTGGGTACGCCACGCTTCAAAACGCATCTTGGCGGCTTCTAATTGCCATCTTAGGGCTTCTTTTTGCTCTACCGCTACCCCTATGGCTTTGCATAATTCTTGATATTCAGGACTGCGGTAGGCTTCCCGTTCCTGTGCCCCTAGCGACTGTTCTTCGGTCTGGGACATCTTAATGGCTTTAAGACTGTGCCTAAAGTTCTCAAGTTGGGCAAGTTCACCGCTTGCTTTAGCGTATTGCGGTGCGGTTTTAAATATGAAGTCTATTGCTTCGTGTGGGTCATACTCTTTCATTTCCACTCCCCCCAGTTACCTTTGTTACTTTTTTTCCATTGGTCTGCAAAGCCTATTAGTAAATTACTATCAATTTGGTATTTTGATAAATATTCTCTAAACTTTGCTAACCCCCATTGACTACGCCATTTGCATAACTGCCGTACTGCACATTGGTATTGATGTTCAGTCAATCTCCATACCCATTCGCATCATACATTTCTTCTTTAAAGTATCGTAACTATCGTACCCGTTACCAAGTATTCCTAGTTCACGAGCTTTGTTCTCAATACCTTGTTGGCTAAACATCCAAGACCTATCCACCTTTTCTTTGGCGGGGGTCATGTCTAAAACATCTTCCCATCGTGCAGCGTTTAACCAACTAGCAGGGTACGGAATATAGTCTATTTCGGTTCGTTTAAGTTGCCAATGTCTAAGGTGCTTTGGCAAGGCTTCTAGGGCTTCACGCTGTTCAAGGTCAGTCAATCGTTTCCAAGCAATTTCAGCTTTTTTCTTTGCGACCTTTTTGGGCCAATTAATCCAAAACTTTTCAAAATCCACACATCCCCCTATTTTGTTGCAAGTACATAAAGTCCAATATTACTAAAAGCATAACCGCTATATACAACCGCCATAGGCACATTACCTTTAAAGCCTTGTTCTATACCTATATAGGTATAAATAAGCCCCGTCAAAATAATTAACCAAGAACTCAAAATGGTGCATCCTCAAATTTAGGTTTATCAGCTTTAACAAACTGGTAAGTCCAATCGGTATAAGTCTTGATTAAATATTCAGCTTCATGCTTAGTCTTTACTGTACGCATTAATTCACCATGCTCATCATAGATTTTGTAATGGCTATAAGCGTTTATGCGGTCATCGGTAGTAAATGTAGTCATAATCCCCCCGTAAAGACTGTAGGTTAAGTTTACTTAATAATAAGGTATATAGGGATAAACCCTAATGTTACTTAATGTCGGTATATATAATTTATATATAACTTTTTGTATTCGGGTCGGTTTGTGAGGATTAAGGGCGTAATACTCCTATCCGAAGATAGGATGAATTATTCGAGTTCGGATGTTTCGGAAATCGGTTGTAAATAAATGATGGGTTCTTTTGCTTGTTCAGGTCTATGTATTACCAAGACTACCCAGTTTCCCCTGCCGTTAGGCAATAGGACAGTTCCATAATTTTTGCTCATTTATCCGCAAAATATGGGGCATTGCTGCCGTTTCGCTTCTGAAGTATTTACGGCCTTTACCGCATCATCACGCTTGTGTGCGGGCTAGGTCAAGCCCTAATGAAAAAAGCTCCATTCAACTGGGCTGGGGTCTGGAAAGATGACAAAGTAGCAAAACTAGGTAGTCAATCCAGCCCATGTGAATAGAGCCTTCTGCTACGATGTCGAGTTTTCCAGACCTGACAATCGCAGTATAACACTAAATCAACGCAACTCAGGCCAAATTAACTGGTAACTTTCAGGAAATAAGTCTTTACGGCTTACCAAGCCTTTAGATTCCTGTTCTAACAAAGCCCCCAAATACACCATCTTATCGGCAGGAATACCTGAGTTTTTCCACATAGACACCGCAGGTACGCTAATTTTGCAGATTTTGGCTATTTTGGTAGGCCCACCCAGTAACTCGATAATTTGGCTATCGGTAAACACTTTTTTCTTTCGCATTAAGCTATCTTACCAAATAAACAACGCAGATTCAAATAGTTTGCACTTTTTTTTAATTTGGCTTAATATGGTGGTACAGCATAAGCTGTTTACTTTTGGAGATGATTATGGATGACTTACAGCA